ATTTGGAAGAAGATTCATCGCAACCGTCACCGCTGCCAGAGAACCAGCCATTGTAGTAAGCCCTCGTCCAATCTCTCCCCAGGACAAGTTCCCCATCTTTTCTACAGCTTCGCCAAACACGAGCATGGCTGCTCCAAGAATCGTCATCGCTGTAGCGGTGGAAATTACATGTTTTGCGTTTGCTGTCACTTTGGTGAATACCGCCAGCTCGGTAAGAACTACTGCAACCGCAGATAGTCCCTTCAAAAGACTGGAAATATCCAAAGCACCAAATGCGCCAACTGCGTCCGCCAGAATATTGATGGATGCCGCAAGAAGAACCAACCCTGTTCCTTTCAGAACACCCATTCCATCCAAATCCGTAGCCTTCAGGAACAATGCCAGTTCTGTGCAAAGAACGCCGACTCCGATTAGACCTTTAGCCAAAGAGCCTACATCCAAAGCTCCTAAATCTTCAACTGCTCCTACAAGGACTCGAATCGCTGCTGCAAATACTACTAAACCAGCAGAACCTCTTATCAACCCTTTCGATGTTTTGGAAAGTGCTGTTGCAGATGCTACTAAAATAGCGGATAACCCAGCAACACCGACTAATCCTTTCAGAAGCTCATCCCAATCCAAACCAGATAATTTTTGAACTGCACCCGCAAGAATAAGAACAGCAGTAGACATCCCAATCATCGCAATGGTCAACTGTCCCATTCCCTTGATTGCTGCTCCGTTCATTATCTTTTCAAAGATGGCCATAGAGCCAAGCAGTTCGACGAACAGAACACTCAAAGCCCCCAAGGATGCATTTAGCTTCTCGGAATCAACCAGAGACAATGCTACAATCGCTGCGGTCAGAATTGCCATAGCGCCGGCAATTTTCAGAAGAGTCCCAGCCTTTAGACTCGACTGCCATGCTTCGAGGCTTCCCTTAACCCCATCCAAAATATCTTTGAACGAACCAAGAATTCCGCCGCCGTTTTCTGTGATTTCCGATAGAGAATCAATGAACTTTTTCACTCCAATTAGAATTGCAGAAAACAATCCAGTATTGATCAAGTCTAAAATCGGGTCAAAACTTGCAGTATCAAATGCTGTGAGAATTGCTTCCCCAAGGTTTCCAAACGCATTTGCGACAATAGAACCGAGCTTTGATAAAACTGGAGCTGCCTTCTCGACAATCCCAATAATAC